CTCTGGTGGCCTGCCCATGTGAACTGTGGGCCTTGCCACAGTGACCCCAAGCAAAGTACAGGGGACACATGACCAAATCCTTGACCTTAAGGTCTCAAATGGTTCTCCATAGACGCACGCTAATATAGCGACTTTATTCATCGCTACTATTAAATCGTGCGGACTCTCCAACCAGCGTAAGTCAAACGCGGTTAGGTATCCGATTTCGTCTATGTAATGAGCGCCACAAGATTCCCTATAGTCGCACTCAATGTAAGTCTTATCCAGATTTACACGGAATCCGGCTAACGTCAAGTTATCAACCACGGCTTTTGCAACTCGGTTTTGACATATTATGTCATCCCCGAATACAGTTGCCGAGGCATCAAATGACTTGGTTAGTGCCGTAAGGACCAGGGTCATTAGGTCGAAGGTAAACCCATTACCCATGCTAGAGACCTTGTTGACAATATAATAATTGTCGTCAGGCCCAAGGGTCATGTCTGACCTGCTAGCGAGTACTTTATTAAATACCCTTTTGGGAAGTAGGTATTTTATCAAACTTATGCTGATCGCATCACTGCAATCAGTTAGATCGATCGTAGCGACATTTGTATCGCTTATTCGGCTCCTGTGCTCATCAGCCAGGTGGTCGAGATCGATCCCGAAGGTGTCGTATAGACACTTCCGAACCCCAAGTCCAACAGCACGCTGGACAAGCATATTGCATGAAGGCTCTAGGCATATCGACCGATCCTTCGAATTATTCTTAGGAACGGTCGACCACCTATTACCTTGAACAAACGTAACTGAGCAATAAAGTTTAAAACAGTAGATTTGGAAATTAGGTTCGATTGATTTTGAGAACCTGTTCCACAATTTTCTGTTCATAGACCTTTCACTCAGCCCGTTGATCATGCAGTAGCGTTTAAAGCGCTTCTTAACCGCCATCTTGAGACCTCGATGCCAGAAAGAATATCTGGCGAAGAGATCAAAACAGTCAGGCGTTATGGTCCAGGAACCCGATAGCTTACAAGCTACAGAGGTCCTAGGCCCTAATGGCTCAAAAGATGAACCATTAGTGAACGTGAGCTCACCTAAATGAAAGTTCTTTAGGCACTCATGAACAATAAGTCGCGCCTTTGCCCAGTGTGGGCCTAAAATCTCCTTTGTGTGGAGTTCTCCGTCGAAGGTGATCCACCGTTCCCAGGCGCTTTGTCGGCGTCTGGTTGCGGTTGCACCTTCTGGTTCCTCGAATTTAGCAGCGAGTCTGCTTTTTGCAAACCGCGCTGTACGAGAGAGCTGGCGATCGACATTATCATCGCCGACGAAATCTCGCATAAGAAGGTTAACAGCCCTGATCGGGCCTTTGTATTGCAAGGTCTCCCTCCTACTAGGCGTTCTGCCATGACTACTTCCTTATTAAGGGGTAGTGACGACAGGAGCCGTCGCAGGACGGAATCCTTGCATCACGTTCTCTGTCTCCCACGTGCCCAGTTGGGCGGCGAGGGAAGTGAGAAGGTTACGGAGGCGCGTTTTCGACTCGAGAGCTCCGGAAACCCGGACTCGGATCGACAACGCATCTTGGGCAGACACCCCGCCTACGGTAACGCTATTATTGTCATTAACAATAATT